ACTGCATCGTTAAAATCAAAATCTGTATTCTCTAATTTACTCATCTCTATCAACCTTTTATATATTTATTATATCAGGCTGACACAGAATTTTGAACACTCCCGGTGTATGCTATAACTAAAGATATTCGAGAGCCTAAACTATTTTAAACCCTTAAACCCAAGCCACTCTTCTATAATCTCTTCTAGCTCTTTTTTAGTTTCTTCATATAGCTCACCATTACTTTTTATAGGCATAAAAGGACGAGCTACTATCTTTGTAATATTTCCTCTTCCAGCTTTATCTGTACCGAACTGATGCACTAAAGGATATTGATAATTTTTTGATGTTGCATTTACACCAACTACTATATCATCATCAATTAAATTAGCATATAAAGAGTCTTGCATATGACCAGTATCATATAATATTTTAGTAGGAGTATGGTCACTTTTTCTTGGTTTAATAGGTGTCCATTTTTTACCATCAGGAGTTTTTTGATTTTCAAAACTCTCTTCGGCAATATTTCTTAAATGATTTGCAAGCTCTTTTAAAAGAGGTTTTATGTTATCCGTTTTATCTTCTAGGTCTTTTAAATCATCTTGTATATCTTCTAGTCCAGTTGCTTGTATTTGCATTTTATCTGCCTTTGATGTATAATTTAATATAACAAGAGAGGAAATAGACTTTATGGGTTTGGCAAAGTCGGACACTGCCCAGCAAAACCATATTTCTTAATCCGACTCTCTCTTGTATATGAGTTTTTCTACTCTTCTTGTTTCAACACTTTTATCTGTACTAAGTAGATGTAAAGTCATTCCTTGTGTTTTATCTTTAAAATACTCAAACATTGCTACTACAGCTCTCTTTTTTTCATTTACAGTTATGTATCTGAGCATCTTTTTAACAAGCCTTTTTTCACCTGTAATATTTCCAGTATCTAGCTCAAGATATATTTCATCTGGTTCAAGTATGGTTGGAATCATCTCATCAAGCAGTAGATGTCTGTCTTTTACTTTTATTTTTGTATGTCCTGAAGCACTGCTAAAAAGTGAATCATCTATAATCATTGGATCATTTATCTTATCTATAAAAGTATCACCTTTTTTAACTCCTATCTTTTCATAAAAAAGAGTTAGAAGTGCTGTTTCACTCATACTTTCATAATCTTTATTTTTTGTAGCTTTTGGCAGCTCATCTAATGATGAATCTAAATCCATCTTAGATATTTTTGATACTTTATTGCCTTTTCTTGTATCATAAGCAAAATCTTCACTCGCTATATCATCTAACTTGCTCTCATGTATCTTCCAGCCTTTTTTTTCTATCTGTCTTTTAGAATATGCTGTCTTTCTACATTTACAACCCCAGCCATTTAAAGGTGAGTTCTTTACCCAAAACTCATCATCTTTATGCTTTATAATTCCGTGCATATGAGCGTGAGCTTCTCTAGTTGTAGGTATAAGAACAGATACATATCTTCTATATACAGATAAAGGAAGTTCATCCATAGCTTCTTCTCTAGCTACATTGTAAGCCATGCGAGTGTTTGTTTCAAAGATAGTTTTTAATCTTCTTGAATTTACATCTATGGTTTTTACTTCTCCAGTCTTAGGATTTGAAACTTCTGTTGCAGCCCACCAGCCTTTTTTTTCTAGCTTAGGCTTGATACTTTCTTTGAAGTCCTTAAATGTTCTACCGTCTTTCATAGAGGTTATTAACTCTTCATGTATATCGTTGAGCAAATCAGCTCTTGTTACCTTTGCAACTGTAAAAGCCTTATGATGAGCCTCTTTTTTTAGCTCATTATAATCAAAGCTAAGTTTAAAGCCTTTGTTTTTAAGGTACTCTATTGCTGCATCAGGAGCAAGGTTAAAATCAAAACTAACCATTTGGGTTTTCTTCTTCTATTTGAGCATAAGCTAATATCTGAGCATTTGCTATATTTTTGTATAGAAGTTCTTCTAAATCTTTTGTATCAATATCAGGATAAACTTCTAAGAGCTTTTCTTGAACCTCTTCAGAAGAGTCACTATCTTCTATTATTTTTAAGATTTGCTCTTGAAATGTCAGTGAAGTAGTATTCACTTTGTTTATCTGATGTTCTAACTCATCATGAGGTAGTTTATTGCTAAAGTGCATAAGAGAGTTTGCTATAGAATTACTTTGAACTTGAGATATATCTTCAACTTCAATATTATATTTCTTTTCAATATACTCTTTTTTAGGTCTATAACCCATGTCATAAATAGTTTTATCCCTTGTACTTAGCTCAATATTTGGATCATCTTTATCTTTGAGCTCTATACTTAATTCGCCTGTGAATTGATTTACTTCTTTAAAATATTTTACTGTAGTTTTAATAACGCTATTTAGAATATTTTCATCTGCACGAGCTATATCTATTCTTATATCATTATGAACTGTTGCAGCTGCTTGTGAGCCACCAGTAACTTGTCCTGTAAGATTTCCACCAGTTATTACTTCTCTTATTTGATTATCAATATATTCTACAATTTCTTTAAAGTTACCACTTTTTTCAGCTGTCTTTATATCAAGAGAATCTTCTGGATTTAGAACTGCCCCATCACCACCGAGCATGTTATATATTTCATCTGCTAAAGCATTTTTATCTTCATCAGTTTTTGCAATAACCCAAGGAGTGCCAAACCTCTCAAGTAAATCTATCCAAAACTCCATTGAGCCATTTTTAAACTCTATAAGCCAGAATAGAGGATTATACAGAGCCTGTCCATAAGGCTTTTTAGGTTTAGCTTTATATGTTGTATAAAGAGCTTTGTAGGGTGGTATTTCTTGAGATGAACCATCAATATTAAACATTAGCTTGCCATTATCTAAAATAAAGTCTTTATAATCTCTTTCAATCAACTTTGGATACCAAATATAATCTATATTGGTCCAGTTGATTTCAAAAGTATTTATTCCTTGATATGGGGTATCTAAGATAGAATCCAATAAATCATAGTGAAAAACTTCTTCAAGATTTGTTTTTAAATTCTCATCTAAGCAACTTACAACTAACTCTTTTTTTAAAGTAGCTGCTTTTCTTCTTCCTATAGCAGCTGTTACAGTTGAGTCCCTGTTTATCTTATCTATAATATCATCATCAAGCCAATTAGATGATATTGGAAGTTCAAATAATGACTTCAGTATATCTTTTGTTTTAGTATTTAGATGAAGTGATTTTCTTACTCCTTTTTCTGCTTTATTTTTTTTATTTTTATTTTTTTTCATTATCTTCTTCCTCTTTTTCTACTAAATCTTTTATTAGAACCTCTTACATTTGTTCTATTTCCGTCAGTACCTTGTTTAAGTTTCTGAAGTTTTGAGAGCTTATAAACTACTTGTAATGGATCATGTAAATCATCATGATCCGCTTGAGGAAAATCATCCATTTGATTAAACAAATCAAAGTGATCTCCTACAAAGACAATATCTCCATCATCTATAGGAAACTCAAGTTCTCCCATCCTATCTTCTTTGTTTTGAGTGTGATGTATAAACTTTGTTGAGGGCATGGGGATTCCTTCATTAAAAGCTTCTACTTTTAGCCAATCTCTAAGCATATAAAAACCACCATTCTTATCACCACTTATAAGGTCTGGCTTGAATTTTTTAATGAGTTTTAAAGATTCTTTGATTACAGGTCTGCCTTTTATACGAAGCATTTTTGAATAAAATATATAAAGTTTCATATCCTCTTTACATATCCCTCCAGCTAAAAATCCACAGTAATCTCCCTCATCACTATCTCCTTTTGCATCTACAACTAAAATCACACGATCAAGATTAGGCATCTGAGCTAAATTGATTTTAGGAAATTTACTTGAGTTAAACTTTTGGTTTTCAGAGTTTGGATTATTCTGCTGCTCTTTTTCAAATGCTCTTGGATTAGAAGCACGCTTACGCATAAGAAACTCTAAACTCACACTATCCCAAAGTAGTTCTACACCCTCATGCATTTTTGCTTTATTTTGTCGGTAGTAATTTGTAGCAGCTTCTACACTCTCATGTTTATAAAGATTGGAGTACTCTTCCCACATATCAAGATGCAGAGGATAAGTCTTTAATGCTCTAAAAATAATAGGATTCCAAAATTTCAGCTTGAGCTTTCTTGCTAGAACTGAATCACGGTGCAGTATAGTTCCGATATAGATGATATCCATAGTACCATCAACTGAACCCAAGTTATCAATAGCTTCATCTAACCAATCTTCAAGCTTGTCTCTTTGTTTACGAGATTTTACATTTGTATCATTTTCTAAATCATCTATAAGAGATAAGTCAACTCTATATGTTCCGTGCTTAATACCACGAACTCTTTTACCAGAACCAAAACCTTTGACTTTAATATTGTTACGAGTAACAAGCTCTCCGACTTTCCATACTTTACCGATTCCACAAGCTTGAGGAAAATCAGCTTTTAATCTCTCATTTTCTTCTAGCTCTGCTTTTATAGCTTCGACTAGAGTCTCTGTAAGTTCTATAGCATCAGAGAAAAGAGTTATAAAGTGCTTTAAATCATACATGATGCAGTAAAGTGTGAATACAACTGATACATCAGTACTTTTACCAAATCCACGAGGAGCTGCTAATGCAAACTTTTCTCCAAGTTGCAAAGAAGTATGCTTTGAGGAATTGATTAGAGCTTTATCTTTGATTCTTTTAAAGATAGTTTCACAATGTTCTTGAAGTCCACTTTTACCAGATAGAGTATAATAGTGTGGAAAATAAGTGTTTCTAAAATAGTGAAAATCTTCAAAAGCCTTTTTAACACGCTCATCTTTTAGATTTGGGTCTAAAATGTTAGTAACTTTGATTTGGTCTTTTAATCCAAGAGTAAAGTCATCCATCCACTCTAGGAACTTCTTTCTAGTGTATTTTTTAGCTTTTGTTTTGTTAAGACCTTTTACTTTAGCTTCTAGGTTTGCTTCATCTAAAAGTTCTTTTAATTCATCCTTACTAAATAGAGACATCAGCTAGCTCGTCTTGTTTTTCGTTAATACAGTCAATAATTACTTCTAAGCATTCTTGATCTATATTGTCTTTGATGATTTCAAGCATAGTCTTTATGGTGTGCTTAATAATTCCAAGTTTATAGGCTTCTGGATCTTCATGTGCTGCTACTTTTCTCATCTTTGAGAAACCATCTGCAACTGAAGTTATCTTGTCTGCTTTTTGACTTGAGCTTAGAGTTTTCTCTTATCTCTTTAAGTGTTGAATACATATAGCCAACAAACTCACCAAACATATTTTGTTTTTCTTCTTGAGAACTTTGTATATGCTTAGAAGCCTTTAAAGTAAGCCAGTCATTATCATCGGCTTTATCTTTACTCTGATAGTTAGAAATAGTTTTTTCGCTTACACCTAAAGTCTCAGCAATTTGTTTCATATTTTTATTAGCATCTACAAAAAGACTACGAGCTAAGATTCTATTTCTATCAGCATTACTTAACTTACTCATCTATAGCCATCTCTTTTAATTCTTTTTCTATTTCTATGAGCAAAAGCAAAGCTTCTAGTCGTATCATCAACACTCGCAGTAGAAGTAGCTGTAACTTCTGTTTTTAATCTTGAGTTACTCATTCTTGAGAGATAAGATTCATTTTCTTTTTTAAGCTCTTTATCACTATCACTAAGCAGTTCATTTTTTCTTCTAAGTTCATAAATAGTTATATCAACTACTATCTTCTTTAAAAGAGGTGTAGGATTGTCGGGCAAAATAATAAAAGACTCTATAAAAGAGATAGCATCGTTTAGGGCATCATCAATCACGCTTTGATTAATTTCACCAGTAGCATTTATATCGCTCAATTGTTTAAGTTCTTGCTCACTTATCTCTTTTAGCAAATCTTTATTGTAAATCATCATCTTTATACCTTATATAACCCGTTTAACTAGCGTTTAAAAATTAAAAACTCTTTTTAGTCGATACATTTATCGCCTTTGACTTTAGAGGGCTAAAAAGCCCCTTAAAGTTACTCACTAAATTTCAGCTTGATTAGAGCACCTGGTCTAACGCAATAAGGAATCATCTTAGTTTCAGTTTCAATTCCCCAACCTTTACCTTTTGGTAATTCTTCAGGCTTAGCGGCAAAAAATAGTTTTGGAGCTGCTTTCATAGCTTCAAGATGATCAGCTCTTCCATAAATATGTTTAAACACATCTTGACTCAATGGAATAACAACAGCTTGAGCTTCACCGATAAATGGCTGTTTATCTCCATTTTCATCTGTATAAGAGGCACGAAAAGGGATATAGCGTTTAGAGTGAACTACAAGCACACGCTTACCGTCTTCATCTAACCATTTAGCTTCACCTGTTTTAAACAGTTCTGCTGCTTTTGCATTAGTAGCTACACGATTAATAAATTTAGCATCAGCTAAAATCTCATAAGGTACTTCAGAACCAAGTTCATCTACAAGTGCCTCATCAATCTCATCTAAAACATCAATATTCTCTTTACCTTTAAATTCAATAGGTTCTGCAGTTGTGTTAAATTCAAAGAGAACTGTTCCCTCTCCATCAATAACTTTTCCAAAAAGAGCACCAGTAGCCATATACTCAATAGTAGTCATATAGTCTTCTTTATGCTCAGTTAAAATCTCTGTGATTTTTTGAGATACAGCTTCAACTTTTGCTTCACCCTCAAGTGATTCAAATTCATTAATCTCATGTGCCAATATTTGACCGCTCAAACCAAAGCGAGGAAGAGAGATAGTAAGTTCATAAATATCGTTAGTATCTTTAACTAATCTATCTGCACCAGGGGCAATCGCACGAAGTACAATAGAAGCACCTTTTTTGATTTTAAGCTTTGCAGTATTTCCAAGAACAGGTTTACCTTTAGCTTTAAAATACTTATCAAATACAAATGTACCAGCAGTTTTAATCTGGTTGATTGCTTTGATACTAACAACTAGTGACCATAATTTCATAATGTCCGAAAATTTCATATATGCTCCTTACTTAGCTATAATTTTATTTTTAAATAGTGTTGCTTTCATGTGTACATCATAATCGCATAGATACTTTTCTTTTACCGTAGCAGTAACTACAACTGTTGTTTTTTTAGACTCTGTTAAGTCATTGTATAAAACACCATTAGCATTCCATTCACCTAAATCATCCCAATCACCCTCATCAGGAATAGTATTGTTATCTACAACTTTACTTTTAAAGATATGACCTTTGTAATACACTTCTTCATCAGCAGAATAAGCTTTAGACTCATAAGCTGGAGTAGTTAAAGGATTCCAAGTTACTCCACCATCTGTAGAGCTTAATACAGTAG